TCAAGGCTCGCACTGGTGAAGCTGTCCAGCTCAGCGAGGTTGTTCGGGTCCGAGATGTCGATAGCGGTGACACTATCGGCAGCAAAAGAGGCCACGTAAGCAACTTGATTGGTGAGGTCTAGAGCGATCCGCTGGGCCCCATTAAGGCTCGCACTGGTGATGCTGTCCAGCTCAGCGAGGTTGTTCGGGTCCGAGATGTCGATAGCGGTGACACTATCGGCATTAAAAGAGGCCACGTAAGCAACTTGATTGGCAACGTCCACAGCGAGGTTAGTAGCACCGTCAAGGCTCGCACTGGTGAAGCTATCCAGTTCGGCAAGGTTGAACGGGTTGGAGATGTCGATAGAGGTGATGCTGTCGGAAACAGAGGACACCACGTAAGCAACTTGATTGGTGAGGTCTAGAACTACGCCTTGAGCAGCATTAAGGTTTACACTGGTAAAGCTGTCCAGCCTAACGAGGTTGCTTGGGTTGGAAATGTCGATAGAGATGATGCTGTCTTTAGCCTGAGATGTCACATAAGCGACCAGATCCGGTACCCGACGGCCAGCCTGCATCAAGATTCTAGAAATGCTCACGACATCACCTGCCCTGCTGTGAAGCCATAGAATGTCGTTCCGCCGTCATGGGTGTAGAAAACGAACACATCCACTTCGCCCGAACCAGCAGAGATTGTCGGGGCCTCACCACCAGCCCACTCAACCGATGTGGGCCAAGTGATCGTCCGCGCTGTGGTGTCCTGCACGACCTTCAACGTAAAGCCAAAGGCCCGTCCAGATGCAGGTGGGTTGCTGAATGTATAGGTCACGTTCTCGGTCAGCACATGGGTGAACACGTTTCCGTCGCGGCAGTTGATCGTCGCTGCGCCTGCGCTGGAGGTGACGGTGGTTTCATCCTCAACAATACCCCCATCAAAGGTTGTCACACCGTTGGCATCTGCCGTAGCAACACCGACTAAGTCTGCGGCCAAGCTGTATACGTTTGCACCTGCGCCGCCGCCGTCAGCGTAAACAATGGACGTTTTTCCGGTGGGAACGGTCACAGTGTCCCCCGAACCCTGCGTCAAGACAATGCTTTGACCAGAGCTATTGCGCACGAGAAACACTTTCCCTTGATCGTTCGGGCTGATCGTCACCGTGTTCGTGCCACTAGGAGTGCCGCCAAAAACAAGAACCGCGTAGTGTCCATCGGACAAGGCGCCGTCGCTCGTCGTTAGCGTGTGTGTCGTGCCGGAAATCGTGATAGGGCCGATGCCGTTAGTCAGACGGTCGATGATCTGCAGGTTTGTGTTGGTGGTATCGCCCCATGCACCCGACTGCTCGCCGTTGCCAATAAGCTCGATACCGGTGTTCGTTGTAAACGTGCTTGCCACAGCTCAGCTCCTTACGCAGCGATGTCCGTCCAGATGCTGCCCGAGTCGGGGGCAACATCAGTCCAGATTGTTGTACCAGACGGATCGACGTTCGTCCACTGGTTGCCGGGGTCTGGGATCACGCGCCCCCAAACAATAACCTGACCGACTTGACCGGCGGCTTCGACCCCGGCAACGACGGCAGTGGCGCCAGCATCGACGGTAGACGATCCCACCTGACCCACAGCTTCAACACCGTCTGGAAGAACGAGGGCCGCCCCAGTGACGGTGACGTTGCCTACCGCGCCAGCGGCTTCAACACCCCCAGACAAAACAAATGCGCCAGCAGCGGCCTCAACAGCGCCGATCTGACCGACGCCTTCGATGCCCCCGGGGGAGACAAGTGCGCCAGCATCGACGGCAGATACACCCACCTGACCCGCGGCCTCAACGCCGTCTGGAAGAACAAGGGCTGCGCCGGTGACCGCGACACCTTCAACTTGGCCTGTCGACTCAACGCCGGTAACAGGGACAGTGGTGACTTGGCCCGCTTGCACCTCACCGACCTGACCGTCGGCCTGAACACCCCCAAGGACGACGATAGTGCTTGACAAGACAGTAACTTGGCCAACAAAGCTTGCGCCTTCCACGCCCTCAAGAGTCAGGGTCGCTCCCGCAGTAACAACAGTCGGTGCCACTGCCCCAACAGCCGCCACACCAATAGCTGAGACGCTGACGTCAAGGGACCCTACGTCGTCAGCTAAAGCGGCGGAGGCTAGGGGTGAGAAGCCAAGCATTAACTTCCATCCGACTCATAGGGCGCGGTAGGCCAGACCACGGCAAAAGGGAATCCGATCTGCTGCGGAAGGTTTCTGAGGTTTTCCCTGTAGCTCAGCCATTCGTCTGGAACAGGAAGGCCTTTCTCCAAACAACGGACAACCCTAATATCGGTTTCCCAGAGGACGCTATTGCGTGTTTGGCGAACAGAGTTCGCTGCGGCTCCAAGCTCCTTGTTCACAACTTCATAGCCCAAAAACCACTTTCCGCCCTCCTCGAAAAAATCGGCGGCATCGTTGCAGATTTGGGTCAGGGGGTCGTAACTCGGCCGAGACGTTCTGGTATACGGGTAAACCCCGTAGTCAGACAAGAGTGTGTCCGGTGGATTTTTTGGGAACCCGACCAATGGGTTATCAGCCCTCAGCTGAGACAGGGAATACGGACGGGCCTTCCCATCATGAATGTGTAGGTACATACTGGACTCCCTTTGTCACCTGTAGGTCTTTTTAGCATGAAACAGCTTTCGATACATCCCCCCCATATAGGAGGCAACTCGGGCTTTGTGCTCCTGTAGCTCAAATGACGGCAGCGCAGCAACAACCATATTGTGCTCGTCTCTTCGAAACGGAATGACCTGCGCGACTGGCGTTCCTCGAGGGATTACATGCTTTCCTGAGGGGCCCGTATACTGAAACGGGAAGTTGACCTCGTGATACGAGTCGGTGTCTACCACAGCCGGAAGAATGGACAAGGGGCTCTCGTGATAGGCGGGCGGCAGGATGAGCGAGGAGTAGCCCCCTGCGGTGTGAATAAACCACGGGCTCATCAGCTTAAAAGCGCTGTTCCCCCAACACATCTTTTCCAGTGGAGAGCCTTGGACCTGAAACTTGGCGTGTGTTTCGACCTGATTGGTTTGGCCGAGCCAGTTGAATTGTAGCTGCTCAGATTCCCTGTAACAGTCCACCGCGAGGTCCGCCCACAACGGTATGATGTACCCCGCGCCAATCATGTCGCGAACTGGAAGGCACTTCTTCACGGTCATCCCACCGTGGAGCCGCCCGAAATTTGAGAACATATCGAGCTTTTCTTTGTTCTCATAACCTGCCCCCGAGTTCGTAGGCATCTTTTTGTACCAGTCAGGAAAGGATCTTCCTGCCGGTGTCGGGTGCGGGATGGCCTTTAGCAACTCCGGCTTGACCTTAAAGACAATTTTTTTGGCGCTAAACTGGGGCAACAGAGAACGAACCATCGCCGCCATCCTCTCCGGGAACAGCACTTCCGGGGCTGGCGCCGCCTGCACCGCCCGCGCCATTCGTAAGCGTCCAACCCGAGGGCGTAAGAGACGAGCCGCCGCCGCCACCGGCGCCATAAGAAGGCGTTTTGCCGCTGTCGCCAGAAGCGCCGCCGCCACCGCCATAGTGCCCAGCGCCGCCGCCACCGCCTGAGCCTGCGTTTATTCCGGGGGTGTTTCCGCCTGTACCGCCGTTGTACCGAGTCCCAGCCCCGCCCGCACCGACACCAGCTTCGTTTGCGGTTCCGCCTGCCCCGCCTGTGTTAGCTGCTCCCGCTAAACCGGCGTTCCCGTGGTCCCCGTCGACGCCATCAGAACCAGAAGCCCCGCCCGCCCCAGAGTTGGTTGCGTTAAATGCACCTTGGTCCCCGCCACCAGAGCCACCACCGGCGGCAGCGACAGCATAAACGGTTCCGTTTAGCTCGAGGGTCGTCGCCCCTCCGCCGCTACCAGCTGTTCCATTTCTAAAGTTGTTGGCTGCTGTATTTCCCGCAGAGCCGCCCGAATTTCCGCCTCCGGGACCGCTGTCTCCGCCGGAAGGTCCTGTTAAGCCAGAGAGACCACCTTTGCCGCCTTCGCCCACATAAAAGGCGAGCGTGTCCGACACTGCGATAGTAAGTGTTCCCGTAACCTGCGCACCGCTCCCGGCAGAGGCGCCACCGCCATTCTCAGAGCATCCACTGCCGCCTCCCGCGCCTTTTATTGTTACGGTGTGGTCTCCACTGAATCCGGTGAAAGACACCTCGGCTCCGGTGTAGCCCCCAGAAGCGGTCAAGGGGATGTCCCCACCTCCGGCACCAGCCGCCTTTTGAAGGTTTCTTGCAATCGTGCTCATGACATAGCGTCCCCGGCTAGAAAGCCGTAGTACGTCGTACCGCCATCTTGCGTGTAGAAGACGAGGACATCTGTTTGACCAGAAGCAGGGACGTTTGGTGTAGTGCCCGCGGGCCAGCTTACGGAAGCAGGCCACGTCCACGTTATGGTGGCCGAGGGGGTCACCTTTAAGGTAAACCCAAAGGCCGTTCCCGAAGCAGGAGGGTTGCTGAAAGTATACGTGACGTTGGCCCCGGGGGCGTCCGAAAAAACGTTTCCCGTAGAGAGATCCAAGTCGCTTGACGTTATGGCCCCAACCGTTTCGCGGTAGTTTATGGCTGTTAGCGTCTTGTCAGTGACCGTCTGAGCTCCGGACAATGTGACGAAGCTGAGCAGATCTGCCGCAGCCGCGCCAACAAACACAGTTGCACTCCCGCTGAGGTTTATCGCCGCGTCAGCATTGCTGCTTTCTTCTACGGATCTGCTTAGAGTCGTCCCCGCAGCCGTATATGTTCCCGTGCCAATCTCAAAGTCGGCGCCGTCCTCGATGACATATCGGACGGTGTTGCCGTCAGCCACACCCGCCGCAGAGAAGCTCTGATACCCGTCAACCGCCGCCCCAAGAGTCAAGGTCCCCGTGCCAGTAGTAGCCGTGGTCATCTTAGCTCGGTTGACGAAGACAACCATGTGTTACGCAATCCGCAGTATAGCGTTCGACGCATCAGGTGTCGGGAACTGCACCGTAAACGTACCCGTGGTCGCCGTCTTATCAGAGCCAAAGTCCAGAACCGCGACAACAGGGTTAGTGTAGGTGTGCGTCGGCGTGCTATTGTAGATCAACGCACCGCGTGCGGTGATTGTCGCCGTTGTAAACGACAAGTCTGCAAAGTCTGTGAACGCCGTTGTGCCGGACGTCGTCGGGTCGATGCGCGTCAGATCCCCACCACCAGCGGTGTAGCTGCCGGAGTTGCCGACTTCGTTCGTCGCGGTATACGCCGTGGTCGCCGCAGTAAACGAGGCGCTGTTGTCGTACAGCGCAAGCTTAAACGTGTCGCCGCCGGTGAGGCGGAAGTCGTGAACGCCCTCAAGAATCTCTTGCTTGAAGCTGGTAGCCATGAAATTGCCAGTGAACGCCATGTCAAAGGTCCTTTATCTGTTGTGCGAGCTGTTCGTAGCCCGCGCTGTTGAGTTTCTCCGCAACCGTCTTGCGGTCCTCTTCTACGGCCACCCTAACATAGTGCAGGACAACTGCCAACATCTGCTCGCGATACGCCCGCGCTTGCTGTGCCAGCTCCGGTGGCGCCTTGTCGGATATCGAGATCAGCCGGTTGACGCACAGTTCTGCCACCTGCTCGGGGCTGTGGCCGCCGTTGCTAGAGGTTACGACGAAGGGCGAGCCCACGCTGCTTGCTGCTTGGAACATTATCCACCCACCCGCATCTGGCCGTCACGATAGTCGTCGCGCTTGGACCGCACGTCGACGCCAAGAAGCTGGCCAACGGCACTCTCATACTGCTGCCTATACTGGCCCATCATATCGGCGTCGCCCTTGAGGTAGGTGTACGCCTCGACAAGCGAGCCGTACAGCAAGACTGTCTCCGCGTTGTCACCAAGCCACGAGGTGCCCGCATCCACGATCGACGGCGGGTCGTAATAATACTGCAGCTCCACGGTGTAGGTGGCGTCAGGGGCCGGGGCAATGATGAAGTTGCCCTTGCTGGTCGGAGTCTCGCCGTCAAACTGCGCGTAGAACTTGGGCAGCCCCGTTGTTGTGGGCGACGGGTATGCCTCGCGAATAAAGCTTGGGTCCTTGTCGTACAGGAAGGTGTACGCCCCGGTACCGTCGATCACAGCAAACGAGAACACCGACAGGAAGTCGTCGGGTCGCGCCACATAGGGGTTGCCGGCCACGATCGGCGCCGTAGCGCCTTTGCGCAGCTCGGGCAGCATGACACTGCGATACACCCTCTGCTCCGCCTGACGGACAAAGTTGGGGATGTTTGCAACGAAGGATGTCTCCGAGTTCTCGCAGTAATCTTGGAGTAGCTGCACGAGCGTCGCGTAGTTCATGGCTTATCCGTTCTTTGTGAACTTGCCACCGCGTGTGGCAGCGCCCATGCCGCGGGCCATGCCGCCTTTGGCCATCTTGCCGACGCCGTCAGCTGCGAACGAGGGGACTTTTTTGCCGCCCTTTTTAACCATCTTGAGCTTGCCACCGGCCGCCATCTTCTGCGGCTTCTTCTTGCCGATAAGCACCTGATCGCCTTCTTCGGCGTTGGGTGTTAGATCAATGGTGCGGTTGGGCCGCGCTACGGGCCGGTAGGACCGCTCCACGGGGTTAGCACGCTTGGCTTTTTTCTTTTCGGCCATGTCAGTCTCCTATGACGACGGTGACGGTGCCAACGGCACCGGTGATTTGGATATCTGGGTGCCCCACTGGGCGCCATCCGAACAGGCCCACCGACTCCAGACGGTTCACGTCTGGCCGGGGCTCGCGCAACGACTGCGGGTCGTTGATGCGCAGTCGGCCCAAAAAGTTCTGAGGGTGGTCGCCATCGGCGACGTCCTTGCCCACGCGAAAGCCCGTGCGCGTGCCATTCTTGGTCTCGTAGACCAGATCCTTGAGCTTGTAGACAAACCCTGTGCGGTCGCAGATTCCGAGCGCGCGGCTGCCACGTGCAAACTGGGCCATCAGAAGCCCCCCGGGAAGAACGGTGCGAAGAAGGTCGAGGACTTGTCCCGGTCTTCGTCAGCGGCACGTTGGAACTGCTCTTCGTAAAGCTGCTTGAGCACAAGTGCCCGGCTGGCCGCCTCTGGCTTCTTTGACGCAATCTCAAACGCAAGACCTGCCACCAGCGCAGGGATGA